GTTCATTTGAGCGGCTTGTTGTTTAGTTTCATCTTTCTGATCATTTATAGACGCAAGGTTCATTTGGTAGTTTTCATACGCAATCTGATCCATCCTGCGTTGACGGTTGGCTTCCGCTTTGGCTTGTTGTTGCGAGTCAACATAGCTGGCACCTGCAGAAACAATGCTCATTACAAGTGTCGCTTCAGCAATGCCACACATCACGCGCACTCCTTAATAAAGAGGTAAAAGTCTTCACCGTTAAAACCATATTTGTATTTGTTTACGATATTGAAACCGCACAGTTGCAACCACTTCTGTGATTGCCAGTGGGGTACATGCACAAAGTTGTAAAGTGCTTCATAGTCTTTGGATAAATGTTTGATCCAACCAACGCTATGTCTGATAAACTTTCTTGATACCTCAGAGATATCATCCGTACCGATAAGCCAAGGTACACCGAAGTTGGTTACGTGGTGACAATTAGATACACCCCATAACGATATAATCTTCTTGTTATATACCAGAGCATAGGTTTCTTTTGACTGCTCTATGCATGACTGTAGGTGCTCTTGAGTAGTCTTGTGAGGACCCATCATTGCAGCTATTTCTATTACATCACTTACTCTTATGTTAGGCGTGATAGTTTCTACATCACCTTCTTCGCAAGGTCTTACATAGAGATCGATGTCTTCAACAGATAATCTAGGCATACTACATACGCCTACTATGCACAGAATAGTTTGCTTCCCACTCAGCCTGTATAAACTGTGCAGGTAGGTAGGAAGACGACTTAAGATCGACGGTTACCTGAGTGTTCCTAGCGATAACAGGGAAGCTAAACGATCCACTTTCTAGGGCTACCCTGTCAGGCTTTGCAGTAGGTAGGTTAACCCTCATAGAGGTAAACTCGTATGTCTTTAGATCACGACCTGTAGGGTTAACCTCTACATTAAAGAACCCTGTGTCCCTGTAGGTTACCTTCCAACGCCTCATCTGTAGTCTTCCGGTAGCTACAGCCATCTTCTCTCCAACAGACGTAGCAACGCCAGTACCCTCTCTCATGTACTGTGTGGAGAACCTGTAGTTCATCTCGTATTCAAGACCCAGTAGGCATGTTGATCCGCTATGGTCGCCTGTAGCTGCCACAGTAGTGGTGGTAGGTCTTGTAGCTGTTATCGATGTACCTTTGTCGTCTGCCGTACCTGACCTTACGACAACTACAGGAGTCCCTGTGGGTACAGCGTAGGGCAGTGTCCAGGTTGTAGTGTTAGTACCGGAGACATAGGAGCCTGTTAGGTTAACCTTGCGGTCTAATCTGGCACAAAAGTCTAAGTTAGTGTCATCTGGGACTAGGTAGTCCATGACCTCTAGATAAACACCATCGCTTCTAGATATTATGAAGAAGGTGTTATTCTCTACAGTCTCTATCCACAGGATAGTATCCTCTGAGCTGAACTGAAAGAATGACCAAGCACTTTGGTTCTTCTCTTGCCCTGCCCAGTTGTATTTATAGCAATATATTCTGGACGGTTGATTAGACGAAAGGAAGTAGAGAACATCCTCAGATGTAGATGCTGTTCCTTTGGATACATTCTTTGGTACAAACTGAGGGACATGAGCTGTTATATCTGCAGCATCGTGAGTGTCTAGGTCTGTAGCAACATAGAGTTCTCTAAGCCTAGAGAAGTCTCCACTGATCTGAGAGAAGTAAACATTAACACCTGCACCAACAGGTGGCATCTTAACATCCATCTCAAAGTCTGATGCAGGATTGATGGATATAGAACTTGCTGTTAAAGCTCCACTGCTTTCCACAAAGAACTGAGACTGTTCAGAGAACAGCAAGAGTTGTTCGTTGAATGGGATTGCATATTCAACCTTAGATACCTTGGTGTGTGTAACATCTACGTCTATAGGATCAGAGTCTACAAGTGTGGTCACAGTAGTCCTGAAGAAGTTTTCATATTCTCCAGACTCTGAAAAGACAATCTTCTCATCTGCAGTTACGCCGAACCTGTTCTTGTAGAAGAACAACGAGGATATCTTCTTACCTATAAAGCCCGGTTCCTCATTAGTATCATCGTCACCAACTAACCTATTAGTCCATGTGATCGTATTGAAGGTGAAGTTAGCACCACTCTGTGTGATCTCATGGGGCAGTGTGGTCTTGTCGATCTCTATAAGGTTGTTGGGGGCTACAGTCTCTTCATAAACAGTACCAGCTTTCTTCTCTACCCAGAATGCCGCGAACTTATCTTCATTGTCCCCTAGGATTTTAAAGATGGCACCTGTAGAAGCACTGGTTTCAAGGTCTGAGAACTTCTGATTCTCTGTAAAAGTTACGTCAGGTGACCTAGTAGTAGCCATAGCTGTAGTAGTGTTCTTATTCAGTACATACGTCCGATTAAGAACGGTAAGGAACATTAGGTCTTCTCTGGGATTAGAGCACACTAGGTACTGTAGGGTCACACTGTTGGTTACAGTGGACTCTGCACCAGTGATAGCGTTAAAGACCTTAAGGCTAGTTCCTGAAAGCGTGTTGTTACTCTGTACAATGATAATGTATCTAGAGCCTATGCCTCTATCGATCAGGTGACAGGCAGCATTGCTGGAAGAGTTCGTTAAGAGCTTCGCTGTGTGCTCTGTGGGAGGCCTCTTGTTTAAACCATCTACCAAAGAACTCTGAGCGTTTACCTGAACAGCTCCTTGATAGACCCTTCTGACCTCATCAGGTTGTTGGCTTATGCCTTGAACCATATAGGGGATAGAGTCAGATACTAGAGTCATTTACAGGTTATACCGTCGCGTTCCGTTTCTACTGAGAACCTTAAAGACACCCCAGTTCCTGTTGAGGATGTTAGCGTCCTCTGATCTAGAGTCTGCTTGTTCCATCTGAACAAGGGCTTCGTTCTCGTCTGTGTTGGTAAACCCGTTTAGGGTATCTGAACCAAAGACTCTGTTCTGGAAACGTCTTGCAGATTTAACCGTTATGTAACGTCTTGCAGGTTGGGGGAGATCGTCCCAAGGAAGGATGAGGATCATGTCTACATAGAGACTATCCGTGAACGTGAATGTCTGTTCTTCACGGTCATACAGACGTTCCCCTCTTAGCACTACATCCTTATCAGGTGTACTACCTCTATTGGAAACGTCACAGAATACTGCGTTGTTAGGGACGTTGATTATACCGTCAGTATCTGGAGAAATTTTATAGTTATACTCACTATTGAAGTTGTAGCCTGTGGTCTGAACATCAACAATAGTTTCATTCAAGATGTTCTGAGCTACAGCGACATCCTCTAGCTGTGAGTTTTCTAGAGAACTTACTGGAGCTTCACCAATGGCACTCAACATTACGTTGACAGCTTCAAGCTCTGTGGTTTTGGTAAGCTGTACCATTCTCGCTCCTTAACTAAATGAAGGGACCAGAGGATTAACCCCCTGATCCCTTCGTATTAGACTACACCCTAGGGTGCAGCAGTCCTGATTTGTACTGCAGCCTCTGGCCGGAGCACGCCATGTCCACATGCATATTTTGCGACCATTAACGTACCTTGGCGACGAATGTCATAATCTGACTCTACCGCAAGGTCCATAAGCTTAACGGTGCCTACGCACGATGGATGCACAACTAATGCTACTGTATTACGGGCATCAACTACCTGACGGTTACTCGTACCAGCCCCAACACCAGAAGTGACGTTGGTAGTGGGGAGGTGGGGAGTTTTGATCAGAGTGATACCAGCAATACTGGCAACTGTACCATCCGCAATCGAACCGCGACCGCTAAAGTCTACGTTAATTGCGTTGGTGGCGTTAGCCAACATGTAGTAATCATCCGGTTTAAGGAAGCAATAACGGTCTTCCGCTGGAACGTAGTTATCATCAAGTGCTTCTGCAGCATCGAAGATAGCAGTGATTAGATCATTTGCTACCGTAGCTGAGTTAGCACTGGTGACAATAGTACCAGAAGGATAACTAGCATCTCCGACGTTTGCCGTTGTAGTCTTAGCAGCGGCAGTCATCATTTGGAGGATATGAGAATCCATCTGGAATGCCAGAGCGCGGCCCATCTCTTGGGTATATACGCTGCGGACATCATAGTGATTCTTAGCCTCATCGATGTTACTCAGGAAGGCGTCAGAAATAAGCAAATCGTTGATCGTAATCACTTTCTCATTGTGATTAAGCGAACTGCCTACGATTTCTGCACCGGGAGTATGATAGGCTGCAGACAGACGGCCCATGACCGGGAACTGTGCAGACTTACCACTAGCGATAGACCGGATCATGTGCTTGTCGGCGGTTACGGTGTACTTCTCATAGCTCTGAAGAACCTCACCAGCAAACACCTTAAGGAATAAGGCATCTGCATCACCGGAAGCATTGACCTGACCTAAACGCGATACTGTAGCGTTAGCCATAGTTAATTACCTCATAGTTTGTTGCGAAAGTCTGAGGGGGTCCTCAGACATTTGGTGTATGCCTTCTTCTTTAATAGACAAGATTATCCGACGTATCGGGTCAGGTTATTTTCGAGATGGCTAAGAGGCTAACTCACCTGAACGTGCAAGTTTGTCCTCAACTGCTGCCCTGAAAGCAGGGTCAGCTTTGTATTCTGGTTGCGCCATGTCCTGAGTCACTTGCGACCAGCTTTGGTAAATATTACCAGTGTCTGGAGTAGATGATCCTCTTGTCAGGTTTGGTTGAATACCGTTCTCCTGAGAGTAACGGCTGTGCAAACTCCTGACTGCGTTGATGATGTCTACTCTGTTATTGCTTTGAATAGAGTTGTTGAAATGATCGATCTCATTCTCTGGAAGGTTGTTTGCAGCCCAAGAGATCATGTCCTGATATCCTTCAGAACCTCCTACGATGCTCTCAGCTTCTTGAGTAACCGCTCTACCAACTGC